AGGTTGGCGGTTATGGCGGCAACGATGGTCTCTACTTTGTTCGTCATTTGACCCGCTCCAGTCTGGTCTTAAGCACGATAGCCAGCGCATCAGTCAGTTTCTTTAGTTCGGCATCCGAGAGTCCGAAAAATTCACGCTCCGGCATCCCGTCCAATCCCTCATTATGTTTTTGAGCAATTGCCGCCCGGTCGCCGACAATGAAAATCTCGCCCGCAAGCGGATTGGCTATGCCCCGTGTCTGCATTGAAGTCCCCAGCATATCACCGTGAAAGGTCAGGTTGACAGGACTTTCCCGGCGGCCTTTCTTGACCCTGTAAGCCGCATAGCTGGGCGAGTATGGCTTGAAGGCTGTCCCGCTCACGTCTGCGCCTTTCTGTGTCCGCTTTTTGATTATGTCAGCAGCATCACCCGCAAGGCGGTGCATATCCTGCCGGTTAGGCGGCATCTGCTTGGCAAGCTCCGTAAAGTTCGGTTGCTTTACCACGTCAATCTTGATCATCTGGACAGCCGCCCCAAAATCTCAATCTGGTAATCCGTTGTCGTGCCACTTGGCGTTGACGCTATGTCCATGCGCCGCAGACCTTTGGCAAGCTCGTCTTGATAGCGCTGGCTGTAGATTTGATATTTCTGGACAAAGAGCTCATTGAAGCCGCCGGACAAAAGGTCTTGATAAATGAGCGACAGCGTTAGGTAATCACAGGCGACAAGGAAAGTTTCCGGGTTCGTGAGCAGATCGATCAGCACCTCCCCGGCTTCATAATCGACATAGAGGCCGTATTCTTTCAGCTTGGTCGTGATGTCGTTACCAAGCATTTCTTTGGCGAGGTCGATCTTTTCTTGCCAAGAGTAATCGCCGGAGGTGCTGGTCTCTGTCCACCCACCGCCATAGCTACCGCTGCTGTCGGTCAAGGTCAGGGTCTTGGCCCCTGTGCTATCGTATAGCGTGGCACCGTAGCCTTCATTGACCGGAAAGCTGAACAGCAGATCATCAGAGACATCGTAAAGGTCGATTCCGGTTATGTATTTGGCAGTCGGCAAGGCAATCTTGTCTGCGGCGACATTGACCGTTGCGGTGCTGCCATCGGAATAGGTCAATATCGCATAGGTGCAATCGGCGAACTCGTCACTTGGCAGCCAGACATTCAATCCGGCGGCGATATAAATAGCCTTGCGCGCCGTGCTTCCGGCTTGGATATTGATTTCCTTTTCGTGCCGCGCAATCGTTTCCGAAGTGCTAAGTGTGGTGGCTGACCAGGACATTCATTCTCCTAAAGTGGGGTGGGGGCGGTTGCCCGCCCCGTTCCCCGATTGGGTTATTCGACTACGAGGTAAGCCTCGATATAGTCGGCAGCTTCATTAGCAGAGCAGGCCACATTGATGTCCATGTAATCGTAAGCTTTCGCCAGACGATCGGGGATGTAGAACTCGGTGATGATTTCGCCAGAAGCCCAGGTGGAATTATCCGGCAAATCCTTTGTGGTGGCGGCTCCGGCGGTGTTGTTCAGGGTGATGTCGCCTTCCTTGATCTCAATGGTTCCCATCGCGCGAACCGTGCAGGCGTTGGCGGCTGTTCCGAACAGCGGGGTAAACCGCAAGGTGGCGGCTGAGGCCAGCTCAACTGTGGTTGAGGACGCACAGATAACGACCTTGAGCCGCCCGGTCCCCACAGAGGGGATTTGGACCGTATTGGTCAGGGCGGCGTTGGCGCCGGCGCCGGGGAGCGCGTAGTCCTCGCAGATGATCTGGTCAACGGCGAATCCGTATTTGTTATAGCGTGCCATTATTTCGCCTCCTTATGGTGTGTCGAGAGCGGAGGTTTCGGCGCTCGAAATGTTGGTATCCAGGATGATGGGGACACCGCGCCAGGTGGACAGGCGGGTGTTATAATCCATCGTTTCATTATACTGGGTCAAGTTCGCATCTTTGAGCGTTTCGATACAGGCGCGGCCAAGCTTGTTGGCGTAGATCACGATGCGGCCAGAGTTCGCCTCGACCTGGTCGATAAGAGTGTTCATCTCGGCGACAGTCGGGCAGTTGCTGGCGTTCACGTCCTTAATCACGGCCACAGAAGCGGCAGAGGGGACAACGAGGGTGAAAAAGGCGTTGATCCACCAACTATACACTGGAGCCTGGGCCATTGTGCTGGTGTTGGTCACGGCCAACTGCGGAGCCTCGTTCATCTCCACTACATTGATCAGGTTGCCATCGCTATTGCCGTTGTAACGCAAGCTGGCGCCATTGGCTTCATCCCAGCGGACGGCAAAGATCGAGGTGGTGGCGCTGGCATCGGTTCCGGCGGACTGGACATTGCTGTTTGCGTACGCATACTGGTGCAGACCCATGAAGCCGTCAGTCCCGCCAAAGGTGGGGTTCGTGCCATAGATGATCTGTTTGCTGGCGGCCTGGCCCATGCCCTCAAGGAACGCGCCAAGATTGGCTTCAACCCAGCCAGCTTTGCCACCGGGGTGGGCGGCGATCTCCTGGGCGTCTTCCTGCATGAGAGAAGATAAATCCCACAGGTCGATAGCAGCACGGTCTTTGCTGATAGCGGACGGAACGATCCCGGCTCCGAGCGCACGGAAAGCGGCGCTGGGGAGGGCGTTCCAGTATTTGTATTTGTGTTTGTTCCCGAAGTTACTCGGTGCGACAAGTGCGGTCTGCAAAATCCCGCTGGACTTTACGAGGTCAACGATGACGGCGGGATTATCCCGAACGCCCCATTCGACAGCCAGGTTTTGCAGTTGTGGATAAGTTCGAGCCATTATGCTCTCCTTTGATTAGGTTTTTTTGTTTCCATAGAGTTGGGCGACGATAGCGGCGCCGGAGCTTGTGTATTGCGGCTGTGCCTCGCCGGGTTTGCCCGGTGCTGGTGGCTGTGTGTTCGGGGTGCTGGTGTCGGGAATGACTAATGCCCCCGATAGTTCCAGCAGCTCCAGTTTCTCCAGATTCGCCTTTGCCTGTTCAACGCTCACCTGATTGTCGCCCTCGGCAAAGTGGAATTTGGGTCTGAGTGATTGGAGCTTGTCAAAGCGCTTATCCGTCTTATCGACATCAAACACTTTGGCCTTTTCCAGCCACATATTGACAATCTTTTCATCTTCAGCCTTTTTGAAAGCATCGTATTCAGCCTTGACCTTTTTCAACTGCTCAATCTCGGCTTTGAGCTTGCTTTCGGTCTGGGTGAAGTCCTCTTTGCTTTCCAATTCGGCTTTGAGTTCCCGGATTTGTTCTTTGCGGGCCTTGCTCTCGCCGTTGGCCGATTTGAGATCGTCAATGATTGTCTGAGCCTCTCTCTTGGCATCTGCCAACAGAGCCTTTGCTTCGCCGGAATCCTCCGGCAGTAGATTGGCCAGCTTGTTTAACAAGTCAGTAATGGCCATTCAGTCCTCCTTGCCCCATCTGGGGCGTTGCGTTTTATCTAAACTGGTGGAGGTGCGGGGAATTGAACCCCGGTGCTTGCGGTTGCAATATGCGGCCTCAAGTCGATTCACATTCACCCCCGGTTCTCTTTATATGTTGCTTCTGAAACTAAATCAAAACTATGTCGGCAGTTATACGCCCGCTCGTCTGCCGTCCTGGCCTCTGCCTCTTCCCGCTCCGCATCTGTGAAATAGCCGATCTCCAGCAGCTCGATGCACGCCTCACGGGTCACATCGTCAAGCGGGCCGTTGTAAGCCCAAAACCGCTCTTCTTTCGGTATGTTCTGGGCCGCAAGGTCATTCGCCATTTGCAAGGTCTGTTTCTTGGCGGTGTTCGCGTATGTCCAAGCGTAGGGTTGCAATCTGGTCTCAAGCTGTGAGCGGATAATGCCAAGCCCATCTTCGAGCCTCGCGCCCGCAAGGACGGAGTTCATCACGGTTTGCCTGATGGCCTCCATTGCGTTAGTGCCGATGCCGTAAAATTCGCTGTTCTGCATCTGAGCCAGGGCGTTCAGCGTGGTGGCGTCGGTCTTGGTGTATATCAATTTGACCGGGCTGGATTCCCGCACCGCCCTCAGCAGTTCCGCGTCTCCGGCCTGCAAGTTCTGCACGGCGTCAAGATAGCCGGATTGGACAAGCGCCTGTTCCATTTGCGG